CATATTACGTTAGTATATCTACATACATTGTAGCTGTTCCCCCACCATCGTAAGTTATAACAGGCAATGTATCATTATTAAATTCAAAAGATTGTGACCAACCATCTGGTCTTGGGACATGATTTATTGATCCTCCTGATCCATCTATATAAATAGTTGCAGCCTTACTTCCTGCGGGTATTGTTCCCGGTCCTGTAGTGGAAGATGAAACTAATACTGTGGCTTCTGGAGCAGAATCTTGAACAGCTGTTTTAACCAATAACTGTGTTGCTTCAGTAGCATCACCACCACCACCACCACCAGCTCCTTTAATTGCATTATATATATCCGATAGTAGTAATTCTTGTTTAGTACTTGGACTTCTTCTTAGATTTTCAGCCATGTTATTGTAGTTTTATAATTGAGTAAATACCTTTATTAGTTTTTCGTTTTCTTCTAACAAATTCATATCCTTCTCTTGAGCCTTCATCATTAGTGTTACCTTCAATGGTACACATGATGTCTCCTTTCATTTCTTCTACGATACCAATATGCCTTGCCCTACCTCTACTCATTACGAGAAAAAGATCACCGGGTTCTATTTCTGAATACTTTTCTTTGACTTCTTTCTCTGTCATATAGGTTGTATTGTCACCTTTAATTGCTTTTTTTCTTAGTTTTTCACAAGACCAATCCCACTCAAACCAAATATCCATTGACTTTTCTAAAGAATTAGCCGCATGGTCTATGGCAGTACAAACTGAACCGCAACACCAAGCAGCCCAATCACCCTCTTTACCCTTCATAAAAGCACGAACCCAAGGGCCTGTATTATTTCCAATCTCCGTAGGATGTTGATTAACAAATTGTTTAGCATAAGCCAACGCTACATCTTTTAAATTAAATTCATAAGAGCAGTTAATCTTAGAAAAAGCTTTTTGCATTGGAGAAACTAATTGCATCCACGTAAGAGCATTAACTTCTCCCGTAATATCAAGACCTTTAATCTCTTGAAAATCTTCAACAGCAGACTCGGTAATTCTACCATAATCTCCATCTATTCCAATACTTAAATTAAATCCTTGTGTATGATACTTATGAAGATTAATCCACTCCTGAATCTTTTTAGCATAAAAAGAATCCCCACCCTTACTTATCGTAAGGGTAGGAACTATTAGCTCTTGTAAATAATCTTCTCTTGTTAAACTCATTACACTATTTCCATTTCTACTTCTTCTTCAAAAAGCATTTCCATTATAACAGAAAACTTTGGATTTTTTGCCGGAACAATATCTAAATTCTCAATTAAACGAGGATTAATTTTCTTAAATTCTGTAGTAATATTTTTTCCAAAAAGTTTTTTCATCTCAGCTTCAGCTTTTTCACGACCATCAGCGTTCTTATAAACATATTCAGGCTGTATTCCCTCCATAATTTCTTCTTGAGTAGGTTCAGTTAGTACCCACCCACCATTACTATCAAGCTTAACATGTTTCTTTAATATTTTAGTTTGTTCATCAAAAGCTAACTTATTAATCTTATCAAGCTTTTTTTGAATGTTTTTAAAATATGTAAGAACTCCTATCTTCATAGAAGGAACACTATTAATTAAATCTCCAATTGCGTGTGCTAACATATTTGTGTCAGCATTTGTTACTTTACCATTTTCTTTCATTACTTATCTTTTTAAAGTTTATCAAATATATAAAAAATTAATTATTATTTTATATAACAATTCTATTTATAAGCATTGAACCGCCAGAATATATAATTCTAACGCTTACTACTTCAACTTTCATTTCAATTACTTGACCAGACAAAACATTGCCTTGCCAATTAAAAACAAATGAATTTGTTACTTCATTTAATGAAGTAAGATTATCAACAACAAGAGTGTCAACTATAACTCCATTTATCAGTAAAGTTAAATTAACTTCAGCAGATTGTTCTCTAAGAAAATACATTATAGAATGTATTTGATAAAGACCATCAGCACTTGCAATATGAGAGCTACCAGAAACAACTATTGGAGGAGTTAAACCTTGAAACCCGCTTGTTGGATATGTGTTAAAATATTCATAAACAAAACCACCATTAGGATTTCCAGGAACTCCTTGAATACCGTCAATTCCTTGGTCTCCAATAGGACCTTTGTCACCCGGATTAGGTGGTAAATCAGCATTAGTGCACACTCCAACAGCAAGAGTATTTATAATTTCATTTAATGATTCACCGGAAATTAAAGCAAAATTATTTGGACAAATAAAATCTTGACTATCAAATACAATGCTTGAAGTGTTATTAAAAGAAGAATTACATCCGCAATTAGAATTAACTATACCACACTTTTTACACATAGATTTTAATTTATTCTTTATTTATTAAAAACGCACCACCACGAGTATAATTAACTTCTCCTAGCCCGGAACCATAAACGTGAATTGATAAAGATTGGCCATTAAGTAAAGCACCTCTCCAATTAATTGCTAATGTTGATATTTGAGAATCAACAGTATTCTTATTCATAGGAAGTAATGTCTGAACATTTACTCCACCCGCATTAAGATAAAACCCTCCATCACTTAATGATGTTTGTTCTATTAAAACTGTAGCCATAACTTGATAATTTCCATCAGCAGTAACTGTATGTGAAGCAAGTATATCGTTTAGTGGAAATTTAGGCCATTGTGTATTACTTGAAGATATTTCAGTCCAATATTCAAATTGAATGCCAGCACCACCTGGAATACCTTGAGGTCCTTGATTTCCTACTGGGCCTTGATCTCCTGTTGGACCTTTAGGGCTTCCGTTTATAAGCGTAGTACAAACTTGTGTAGCAAGTGTATCTATAATGCTATTTAATGAATCTCCATTATCAAATGAAAAGTAGCCAGAACAAATAAAATCTAATCCATTATAAAGTAAATCTCCTGTAACAGATGGTATACATTTTTTACCACTACAACTATTACAACTATTTATTCCACATTTTACGCACATAATATTCTTTTTTTTTAAATTAAGCTGTAAGTTCTCTATACAGTATAGTAACAGTTAACGTATGGTCTCCAAGAGTAAATGCTTGAGATGGACCACCAGTAGTAAGCCATATTCCCGTTTGGTCATTGCCAGTGATAACTGTTCTCGCATCAGGTTCAACCATCTTAGTAGCTACTCTTCCAATTCCCGCAGTGTAGATTGCATTAATTCCTTCTAAGAAAACACCAGTTGTATAAAGTGTTTGACCAGGAGAAGGGTCAACAACAGAAATAGCTTTTACCACTAATTGAGTAGGGTCAGCTGGAGTTGTATAAGTATAATCAGTTGTTACTTGATTTGCTTTGATAATTACACTGTGAATATCATAACCAGAGGTAACGCTATTAGCAAGTAGTAATTGAGGTGCAGTATGCAAAGCTTTCACTTGGTCAGCAGTAATCTCAACAACTTCCCTTTCTAAAACACTTCCTCCATTCTTAGCACAGATAGCTTCCATTATCTGAGTTAGCATCTGATTCATCGTTATACACGTTGGTATCTCAAAATTAACAGCAGACTTTCCAGAACAAGCAAAAGCCGGTCCATCATACTTTAAAGCAGACGTATAGGCAGGAAGGAAACTTGTCTTATTACAACTTGAACAACTCGGTACACCACAATTTACACACATATTAAATCTTTTTAAATAAACAAGCTAATGTATTATAGCTTTCACAATCAATTAAATTATTATTCATAACCCAAAGAAGATTACTCATCTTTAAATACTTTGAAGTTAGTTTGGTAAAGTTTCTACCAATATTTTTATATTCATCAATCTTACAAGAGATAGCAGCCATACAGTTCAATAACTCAATCTTAAGAGTTTCTACTTTATTCTGGCAACAGTACATCTCTACACAATACTCATACTCATCAACAAATACATTTAATGGGTTAGCTACTTCGGTAATAGTCATTGTCATTAAAGCACAATACTTCCCATCACCGTATTCAGTCTGTAAAGAAGTTCTTCCATTCTTTTCAAGAACCTCTGGTGGAGAACAAGTGAATGTATCTCCACACTTAGTTCTATAAATAAAAGATATACTTTGCTCGTAATTATAATCATCAGCACCTCTTCCTGATGGATATACAGTATAATCTTCATAGTATATTGTTCCACAATCAGGAGAACCCTTGAAAATAATACATGGCCCATTGTAATCATCGATAGTGTCTATCGCTGTAGGTGGCCGACTACTCTCTATATGCTGAACTGCTCCCGAAAGGAAAGCAAGTGTTTCATCGTAATTCGGTATGATTATTTGATTAACAGCCATATCTTAACAACCTAAACAAATTCTGTCAAATAATTTACAAGCCTTTTTAACTGTATCATTTGCACATTCATATAAACATTCATCGAACTCAGCTTGAGCTTGCTCAATCATCATTCTTAATTTCATTATTCTTTCATCAACTTCATCATGACTGCAACCACAAGTTCCGTTAGCCATAGAAGTAATTAACTCTTTTATTCCATTAATTAAATGACACATAAACAAAAACTTTTTAGTTTGCCTACTAACTTCATCATCATTACTATCATATATTATATAAGTAATTGTATGAATACCATCAGCAAATGAATTAAACGCAACACTACCTGACGTAGAAGCTTCTGCTAAGTCCGTAGGGGTAATACAAAAACATTCTGTTGTATTTGTTCCGTAAGCAGTATATTCAGTATCTAAAAAACTTGTTGTTACATCTCCACTAACAGTAAGAGTGCATAGTTTATTATTATAAACATTACCATAATTTACATTAGTGATTACAATAAAAGGAGCTGAGAAGTTTGCTGAATTTGGTCTTGTTTCAGCAACCCATCCAGTAGTAGCAGTATTACTGTTTATGCTATTAACCATTAATTGAGTTGTAATATCTTTATCAGTAACTGCAATAACAGAGCCTATTATTACATTATCAAAATCAACAATTAAAATACCTGTACTTGCATTTGTAATCTCAAAAACAATATAAGACTTAGAGCCTCTTTTCCAGTTTAAATCTAAATTAGTCATTACCTCTCCATCAGGAGAAGTCCAATTAAAACGTGTATAATTTGTATCGTATGTAGTTGGGTTATCTAAAACTCCATATCCATCACAACAGTTAGCTGGAAGCAATGGGTCATAGACACAAGTTGTATCACAAAATTCAATGCTATTGCAATCATCTTCTATGCAAGCCGTAAAGTCAAGTACTAAATTCATATTTTCAAAGTTAATCTTATTTATTTATAATTCAAAGTTATTCTTCTGCGACCTCATTATATACCGCCTTAGTATATGTTTTTACTGATATTGGTAATCCACTCGCTTTCATTGCAACATCTAAAGATTTAAGGAAAGCTTTATCAAAATTACCTTTAAAAACATGAGAAATAGCTTGAGATGATTCTTGAACTAATACTTCAAAAGGATGTTGCATATTTTTATGCCAAGGCTTATCATCTAATTGAGACATAACTAAGCTACTTAAGTTTGCTATACCATATAAATATCCCAAATTAGTAGTTATCATATTCATTGATACAGCTTTTGCTATATCATCGTCATCATCAAAACCATATAAAACACCACCCTTTAACATATCTATTAAAGTTAAAGTTAAAGCAGTTGTTACACCTACATTCATTAAGCGTTTAAAAAGTTTTTTCTTATTTTCAGGAGAAGGATTATTTATGTAACTAACAGCACCATCAATTAATAACATAGCAACCTTACTTCTTGCAGAACTAAACATAGTAAAAACTCTTGCTACTGGATTCTTAGATAAAGAAAGAGCAGCCCTATTAGCCGCGTCATAAGTAGGTTGAGTTTTATTTACAATATTATTAACTCTTATTGCAACATGTTGCTTATATTCAGCAGTGCCTTCTACAAGTTGAGGTAGTTGTTCAGCAGTTTCAAGTTTAACAGCTTTCCAAATGGACATAATTGTTACAGAATCAAATATTTTAATACCCTCCATTAAACGAGCCTTGCTAATATATACCTTTTCTCCTTGTTTATTTTTCCAAGGCATTGGTATTTTGTCTTGACCTATTTCAGCATTCATTAAAGCTTCACCCGTTTCCTTAGAAACCATACCTTCAAGCCTTGCCCTCATCTTAGGATCTTGCATCATCTCATCATAGATAGGATTATCTTTTTTGTCTAATCTCCACTCTACAGGAATTAATGTATCTCCACCCTCAACACCAGTATAAGCTAATGATTTAAATATTTTTTGAGGACTTATACCAACAAACCCGCCAATACCCCACCCAGCCTCTTTAAGGTATTTTTTATCTATCTCCTCCATAGCGGTAATATATGATACAGGTTGTTTCATCATTACTGCTAAATTCATTCCGAGAACAGATACAGCAAAGTTACTTGTAATCATATTTACTTTTTGAGAAAAATTACTTTCAGCCCAACTATTAAATAGTTCTCCCGGAGATTCAATATTTTCTATAATTCCATCAATACTTTTAAAATAAACTTCTTCTTGTTTATTCATATATTTTTTTGCAAGCGAAGCTTGAAGCTTTCTAATGTTTGCTATTGGTAATGCATACGCAGCATATGTAGCACCACTATTCTTAACATTACTCATAACACCAACAGCATCCCCTATACGCAATGGCTTATCTTGACCAAGACGAGCATTACCCGCTCTCCACTCATCTAAACTATTTTTACTTCTTCTTAAAGTAATACTTTTTTCTCCAGTATAAACAGGAAAGTAATTCTTTAATTTAGGTAAATCATATCCTTGCTCTTGTCTAAATGTTGGATTTGTAGCACTATACATATAGTCAAGAGATTCATCAATTTTAGAAACAACTTCCATCATTTGAGAATCTTTTTCTACAATACTATTTATTTTTACTTCTTCTGAAGGAGTTATCTTAAATGTATTTCCAAATTCAATATCTCTTCCTTTAATGTCTTGGTCTAGTATAAATCCTTTATTTGCTATAGCTGTTCTTGAATCTCCTTGTCTTAAATTTAAATATAAAGAAAGTAATTCAGCTTTAGTTAGTTTAAGAGTACCTTGATCTGTATTAACGTCAACAGTATCTAATGCATCTATTTCAGCACCTTGATTATTATATACACCCCATTTCTTATAACCAGGAATAGAATCTACTCCAGTAAATATATCAGTAAATCTTTGCATTATACCTAACTTTTTTCCATCAGCTTGGTCTAACGCTTTATAAACCATATCAGATAACTCACTATTTTCACTTCCTGATAAATACTTAGTTATAAGTCTTGCATTTAATTGCCATTGAGCAAGAAGCTTTTCAAAGCCTTTAAAGAACTTTTTTAAAGCTTTGTTTGGTATCTTATCATACATGGCTACTCTTCTTTTAGCGGCTTCGCTAATCTCATTAGAGATGTTCTCAATAACTGGCTTTGCATTAACAAGATTGCCATTACTATCATAAAAAGAATTTTCAGTTTTACTAAGATAATCAAGCCTTTGTTCTATACTTATTATAGTGTTATAAACTAATTGTTCTTGAGCACTTAAAGGTATTTCTTTAGCAGGCATAATAACTTTTGTCTTATCTAAAGATAATTTCTCCTCAGTCATTTCTCTTTTTCCTAATATGTAATTAGCTACTTTATCTATTAGCTCATCATCTTTTATTAGTTCCTGAACATCTTCAAGTATTCTGCTATCAGTATTAGGAGAGTTCATTTCTCTGCCATCTCTTGTTCTATCTCTACCTCTTAGTTTTTGTATTCTTTCATTTATAACTGTACGTAGTTTATTTACATTAAAGTTATTTGCTTCACCTGATTTAGCAATATCAGACTCATCATATACCAACGCATCATTATCGATAGCAACTCTTTTAAATGCTTTATTTGCTGATTCTTCATCAATGTTCTCAGCAACTGTAACATCAGCTTCACTATATTGACCTTCAGAATTAACACCACCATTTGATTCTTTTAAAACACCATCTCCTTCATGATACCTTACAATAGCAGTTCCTTGATGAGGTTTTCCTGATAGCATTTTACCTTTGTAAAAATTTTGTGATAATATATCAGCAACATCAGGATTACCAAAGAAAGACCTAATACTTTCCCAAAAGTCTTGAACAAAATTACTAAAAGAACTACTCATTTTTCTTCCTGCGTAATAAGCTCCCATTCTTTTTACCAACTGTTCTTCTCCGTATTTCTCAATACCTTTTTTAACAATAGGCATTTCTCTAAACATATCAACGTACTCATGAGCATATTCATGTGGAGGAGTTTCCATACGTGCGTCATTAGACCAAGCAACAGCACCTTCAAAAGCATTTCTATAGTGCATTCCTTTTTCACCAGGAGGGATATCTAACCAATTTCCATCTTTATCAAATAATCCATTTTCATATATTTTAACATTAGGATATAATTCAGCAAGGCTATCAATAATTTCTTTAGCCATTTTAGGATTGCTATCTAAAGCTTGCATTGTATCACGAGAATTATATCTAACACCATCCGCATCAAACTTTACCTTACTTGAAGGTAACTCAGGAACAGGAATGTTATAGCCATTTTCTATATACATTTTCCAAGCACCTTTTTCCCCATGACGAGTTTCAAGTGTTTTCCAATCTGGATGAGCTTTATTTGGACACGTTGCCATACTTTACTTAAGTTTTAATTTTACACTTTTTTATTTCTTCTTCAATCTCTTTGTCTGTAACTTCACTAATCTCTAAAGAAGCTTGATCTCCAAATTTAGTAAAATCTTTCCCAGCAATAAACTGACTGTTAGTTATTTTTTTATAAATGTTTGGTTCATTGTTTTCTACTTGAACTTTTTCATTTGTTCTTTCGTATATGTCATTTCCTTTTTTAATGTAAACATCCTTACCGTTCCAAGACAAAACATTGTCAGTTCTACCCGCTATTTTATTAGCATATTGTGGTTCAGCAAGTTTATTAAACATTGACAAAGCTACATTTCTTTGAATAAGAGGTCTTTGATTTTTAAAATAATCTTCTCTATTCATTCCATCTATCTCAGATATATTTGCAAGAGTGTTAGTTTTTAAACTAAGGCTATCTGGAAGTATTCCCATTAAGCTACCCATTTTTTCATTTACTCCATGACGTAGTAATTGATAATCAATAAACTTATCTTGCATTTCTTGAGGTAGTTTTAAGAAGCCATCTTTAATTTCCTGAAGAACAGATGGGCTTAATTTGTTAATATTACCTTTAGACTTAATTAAGAAATTTTCTTTAGTTTTTATAGATTCACCATATTGATCTTCAGACTCTACTTCAGTCCAAGACATTTGAATAGCACTCATAAATGGATTCTTTCCTAATTCATAATTTTTATCAAAACTATTTAAAGAATTATTATACTTGTTCATTAAGTCTTTAATAGTTTCTTGACTTTTTGATGAAAGTTTTAATAATTTTTCTTCATACACTCTTGGGTTAGAATCTTTTTCTTCTATAAAATCTAAAACCATTTTACGAGTATCAATATCACTCCAAGCCGCATCAGATAATTGAACTTCTCCAACTATAGAAGTATAAAGTATATTATTAACTTCTTTAGAGAAGTCGTATATAAATGATTTTGGGTCACTATGCGTAAGTCTTAATTGATTTTGAGCATGTTGTTGCATAAAAGAATTATCAACAGCTTTCTTTGCTTTAGCAATCTTTTTAAACTGATTAGCTATGTTATAAAACGCTTCATTTTCAGTAATGAATTTTTGTTTAGTAACAGTTCTTTGCATATCTGATACTGACTTTTGATGTTTGTTTAATGGTCTTGCCAATAAATTATCAGTAGTTATAGGAAATTCTTCTTCAGTAATTGTATTATAAGTTTCTTTTAAATTANTAATTTTNNTTCCTGTATTAGGAAGNTTACTATCTAACTGTAATATTGGTATAAGCTCTTGTATACTATTACTTACTTTTTGAATATCAATGTAATTATCTATTTTAGATATAGCACCTTCTTGTAATTGATGAACAATTTCAACTTGATAATCTCCCTCAACATCAGTAGCAGTAACAGAATAATAAGTGTCACCTTTTGTAGTACGATACACACCTTCTTTTTGTGGAGACTTTTCATCTATCTTAATTATACCTTTAGCAGGACCTTTAATGTAATCTGTTAATCCACCCTTTCCACTTGTTTTCTTAAACCTTCCTACTTCAGGAGATATCTTTAAGATTTCTTCAGTTCTTATTTCATTACTTGTCTTAGCATCACCTTGACTAAAACCTGTGTTAGCTTCAAAGATTGCTTGATTAAATTTCTGTATATCAGGGTCAGTAAGGAATCCAATTATTTCTTTGGTATCTACACCCAATAAAGACAAAGTAGTAGCTACGCCAATACTTTCTTGATTAATACCAGTTGACATTAAAATAGGGTCATTACCCATATCTAAAGCAGCTTGTAGTAACCTTGCCATATCAGAACCTTGTGCATCAGAAAACTCTTTATATGTTGTAGCTTCATCTCCAAATAACATTCTTCTTTCAACCTTTCCTGTTTCTGGATTTTTAGTCATTTCATATCCAAAACTAATTTCTTTACCGTCTTTAAGTTCTTCTTTAGATTGACTCATTACAGCAAGCATTTTAGAAGCAATAGCTAATATACCAACAGCGTCATTACCAAACGCCATTTGTTCAGTAACATTAGCGACCTCAACAGCATCAGATAATTTATACCCTTTTGTTTGGTCTAAACCAAACTCATTAAGAATTGCTTTAATATCATCTAACTTTAAACTATCTTTTGTTTCTTTAATAAGAGCTTCAGAAGATATTCTTTTATGTAAGTTATTAAATACTTTATTCTTAAACGAATTTTCATTAACAACTCCATTATTATCTAAATCTTCTCTATAGACAAAAGTTTTGTCTCCATCATGATCAGCATCAGAAGCTTTTATAAATCCATCAGGAACAATAACAGTATTTGCTTTTGGGTCTGTAAAATATTTAACAGTAGCTACAAATGTTGACATACCTTTTGAAGCAGGAACACGAACAACAACAACTCTTAACCCACCTTTTTCTTTAGCATCAGCTAAATACTTATCTGCTCTTGCTTCATATTCTTCATAAGTTTCTCCTTCTTTTTGTTGAACAAACATAGAAGTAGGTAAAGCAACTTCTGGATGACTTTCTGTTCCTGTTTTACCATAGTCATACCACTTTAAATCATTACCGTAATTAGGTATCATATGGTTATATGCACCTGCTACTTCTGTACGAATACCATCTTTAGTAAGTTTAGTAGCAATAAATTGCTGAACAAGATTAACTAAATTTGGATCATCGTAAACAGTAATCTGATTATTTGGATTGTTTTTATTGTGGTCTTTAATTTGATATAACAATCGAGATATAGAATTAGACTTTTGTTCATCAGCTCCTTTTAACAGTTCATCTAAAAATACAGAGTTATTCTCTAATTGTTTTTTAGACTTAGCGTTATTATAATCTCCATTAGTTGCACCCAATGATTCTTGAAGTAACTCAACTATCGAATCTTCAAAAGCATCAATCTCGGTTTTAGTAGCGCCGGTAGAAGCGATATTTCTTAACTGAGTAGATAACGTAGATACTTGTTCACTTAATGGAATCTTAGATAAATCTTTATTAAGATTAAATGCAACTCTATGATTGGTAATTTCTTTCTCAAAAGAAGCAGATTCAAGAGAACTAAATTTATCGTTTTCTATATCGTTAAGTAAGTCAGTAAGCTTAACTTTCTTAAAGTTACCGTCATTACCTTTCATTGTTTTACTATCAACGAATTTAATATGAGGCTTTTCATCTCCATATTTTTCAGCAAAATATTGTTCAGCTTTTAAGAAAGCCTCTCCCATTCTTTTATACTCTTTCCCCATCTTATCAAAATTAGTTCCTTGACCTTCTTTTTGAAGTCCAATAGAACTCATCTTAACCATAAGAACTTTATTAGTAGTAGGGTCAACTTGATAAATGAAATCTTTTTTATTTACACCTACATTTCCTAACTCCCCTGATTCTTCAATAGTATAGTCATGTAAATAAGAACCATCAATACTCATTGAGTCAGAAGTAAACTCTCCTTCTTCAACTTCACTTGGAACATCATAAACAACAAACGTAACAGGCTTTTCATGTTCAATTAAAGTACCACCAGAGTTTGGCCCCGAACCACGTTTAACTGCATCAGCTACATTCTTACGGTCTAACATCGGACCAGCAAATATATCCATCAACGCACTTCTATTAATAGCTTCAGTGTAATAATAACTATTTACTAATTCTTTTAAAGAATTGTAAGGTTTTCCAAATCCAACTAAATCTTTACCAATAGCTTCAGTAAGTTTATTATTTCTAATAGTTTTATTAAGAATAGCTATATTCTTTTCATTAGCAACTCTAAACTTTTTAGGATAACTTGGATTATTATCAACAACATTATCTGCTCTTACAATTAACGGAGAAACAACCTTACCTTCTTCGTTAATTTTATTCATATACATACTATTGAAATTATCTACAATAGTGTTGTAATCTTTTGAACCTATTTCAATGCCTTTTATTTTATCATTAAACATTTTTTGCTGAGTAGAAGCATCTTTATTTAATTGATTAGCTATAGCTTGTACATTTTTAAATCTTGGAGCTTGAACAGTAGTTGTTTTACTTCTGTCACCACTTATACCAATACTTTGATCGTAAGAATCTTTATTTGCAGTAGCGGCAAAATAAGACAAGCCCATTAAAAGAGTATCAGATTGAACTTGTTTTCCATGTTCAATAGTTTTATTAGTAAACATATTGCTAATTGCATCATGAACAGACCAATCAAGACTTTTAACTCCTTTATCTTTAAGGTCTGAAATCATCTTAAGAACTGGATTGTTCTTGTAGAGAGGATTCTTTTTCATTAATTCTAAATGACCAGGCTTATTAAATATCATTGATATTTGCTCAGAAATAAAATAACCAAAGTTTGTAGACGATACACTATTCCCACTCATATTGGGGAATGTATTTGTCAAAGCAGTCTTATCAGAAGCAGCGTTAAACAATTTAGAAAGATAAGTGTTTATATGTTTACCAGTTACAGCTTTTCCTTTCTTTGCTGTTTTACTTTCTTTCTGAATAGAACCATTAAAAACATCCCACACATTAGTGATAAAGCCACCCAAACCTATTGGATTCTTTTCTGTAATTAAGTCAACGAAAGTATTAAAATCTTCATTTGATATAGACATATCAAAAATATCTTCTATAGTTTTTTTAGCTTGTTTAAATATATCAGAATTTCTATCTTTTAATTTAGGAAAATAACTTGGAGTTTCAATAATCTCACGTAATCCAAAATCATTTGAAAGAGATTCTACTCTTTGATAAGCTTCATTAAGTTGAGAAGCTAAAGACTCATCTTTATTTACAAGTTTTATTCTTAACTCTAACTTACCAGTATCTTTATTTCGAGTTATAGTTATACCCTTATACTTAGTTTGTATCAATGAAGATAATTCACTTTCAATAGAATCTTTAATACCTTTAGGCATTTCTTGCATCATTTCATAGAACCTAATAGCTTCTATGCTTACACCAGCATCTGCATTATCTTTAATCTTTTTTCTAAATTGTTTTTTACCATAAGTATTTTGAGCAACATCAGCAACATATCTATAAATGTTATCTGCTTCAATAGACCTACCTTCATAATCAACAATAGAAGTTACAATAGACCTAAGAGATTCTGATATTTTTTTATTAGCTTTTACAGCACTATCAGAATTAACTTCATCGATTGTAGGTAATGGATTCTTACTAAACGATTCAATAGTTCTTTGTGTTACGGTATATAATTCAGGCATTTTTTCCTGCATCATTTCCATCATTGCTGTTCTATTTATTTTTCTATCAGCAATAGTTTTTTCTTCAATAAGATTAACACTAACATTTTCAAATATTTTTGTATCAGAATCTTTCCAATCAATTTTATTTTCTGCAATATATCTGTTTTTTAATACATCATACACAACTTGAGATAGCTGTACAGAATTAGTTGGATCAAATAGCTTAGTTGAATCTTGTATTTTTCCTACCCTAAGTCTTGACACAATAGCCTGAAGCATAGATGTAGTTGCAACCGCTTTTTTAGAAGCACGTTGGTCTTTATTTAACCCTTTAAGTATTTTAGAATCATAAGTAAATGGTTGATTACCGAAAGTCATACCATCAGCTATTATACTAACAATATCTTTTCCTTTTGATTTAGTAAAGTTTCTTTTAACAGCAGCCCAAAACTTTTTCATTACAGCAACAAACTTATCAGCTAAATTACCGTCAAGCTTAACCTTTAGTTTATCATAAGAATTATCAGCTATAGCTTCAGCTAAAGCTTCTTCTAATTGGTCAGCCTTACTTAGGTCTGGATATTTCTTTTGAGCGTCTTTAAAGTACTGAGAACCCTCCATTAACTCTAATCCTTTTTTAATAATAGGATTATTCTTTCCAAGAATCTTAATATAAACGTGAGCGTACTCATGTATAATAGTATTTTGGAAAGCACGAGAACTATCTATTTGAATACCTTGCTCTACAACTCTACCTAATACTTCTCCACCATACTCAGAAGCTATTTTTTCAACTTGACTTACAGGTATGTTAGGGAATATTTTTTGAAAGTGTTTAACTATCTTAGCCTGTAATTTAGGATTTTGCCTAATAGTATCTTTAACTATTGGACTATTAGGAGCAAGCCTTTGGTCTTTAACATCGTCATTAGTTTCATCCAGAAAATTTAACGCATCATTTACTGCATCATCAATTTGTTCTTGAGTTTCTTCAACTATTTCAGCATCTTGAATTGAATCAAACGCTTTGCTAAATTCACCTTTTTTTACTTTCTTAAATCCTTCGTTTTGTAAAACTTCTAAAGGAGCTCCGAATAAAGGACCTGTTGGATGTAAATCTGAATCATCAACTTTATTTTTACTTACATTCCAAGGCATTAAGTCAAACTTATCCATGTTTAAATAAGCTTCAACAGCCATAGAACCACCCGTATATCCATCTTCTTCTAATGCTAAAATCTGTTCACCAGAAAGCTTATCAATATTTTCAGGAGCTTCTACTTTATAGAAAGAACCGTCATATTCAATAACATCCCCAGGATAAACCCTGTTTTCATCTACTTCTTCTGTTTGTTCTTCAACATCTGTATCTGTTTCCTCACTAACTTCTGATGGAACTGTAGTTCCTCCTTGCTCCCCGGTTTCAGTACTATCTTTTTCTTGTTGTTCATAATAATCTTCATTTTGTTCAGATTCAACATCGAATCCTTCAACTATAGGAACAAGTTCATAATCTTGATAACCACTTTGGTCAACCTCTCCTACTGGTTGTTTATAAAAATGTTTAGAAACTAATTCATCCATTATAGCATTAGCTACAGTGTCATTATCTTTAGTTACTTCATTTGATAACCTAATACCGCTTAACTCTTCAAACTGATCTGCTATATCTGCTCTATCATTATCAAATTCAGACCTTCTTTCTTTTAAGTATTCTCTACTATGTTTGTATTCAGATATAAAATCTTTTACTTCTTCAATAAGTTCTTGTGTGTCTGCATTTTCAAGCTCTAAAATTTCTGCCATTAATGTGTCTGTAACAAACGTATCAATCGAAACACCATCTTTAGAAATCCAAGACTTAGGTAAATCAAGATAATCTGCTTCTAATTCTTTGTTGCTTTTAAACTTTACGCCAAATAATTTATCTGCTATTTGGTCTTGTACTGTTTCCTGATTAGCATTTTCTTTTATTTGTACATCATACCATTTATCCATTAACTCAAACAAAGGAATAGCCTTATCTGAATCTAAGAACTCTCCCATCTTAGCTTTAATCATTCCCGGTATAAGAGCATGTTGATTTTTTGCTCTTTCAGCTAATTTACCCTCAAGCTTTTTACCAGTAGCTAAACTATAAGCATCTAAACTACCATCTTCATTTCTTCCAACAAAGAAACTATTACCAACTTTATATCCATCTGGATATTTTTCCCTTAATCTTACTTCTCTTTCTTTACGAGTAATTTTATTTATATCTTTTGGACCTTTATCAACTTTATCAACTTTATCAGTTTTGTCAGTTTTATCAGTAAGAACAGAGTCATCAGTTTTGTTTAAAGAATCTCTACGTTCAGAAATAGCCATCATTAAATCAGGACTCATAACACCTTCGGCATCTGCTTCATCCATTATAGCATTAAGGTCTTTATCAGTTAAATTCTCTTGTTCCTTAACTTGTGTTATATATTTCTGTGTCTTTTTATCTTGTTCAGCATCAAACCTTTTCTTAAATTCTGTATCATTTGTTTCTGATTCTCTTTCAACATTTTTAAAGTCTACTCCAAATGATGGTTTTGTATCGTCTTTAGACTTATCACTTTTTTCAAGTTCAGATAATTCAGCATCGTATTTATCATTAATAGCTTTTTTAGCACCCTCAAGCGTTCCGTCACTTTCATATCCATCTGCAACATAAGTATCTCCAAGAAAAGTTTCTTTAAATTCTATTGAATCTAAATCAGCTTTTCTTCTTTGCTCTATATCAGCTACCTTAGCCTTTAATTCCTTATTAATAACTTCAGTTTTACCAGAAGTTTTTTGAGCCATAACCTCTAACTCTTCCAAGTTAGCTTTCATTTCCTTAACAGTAGCACCTTCATTTTGAAATAAGAATTTTAATCCTTTTTCATCAATACCATATTCTTCTTTTATTTTAGACTGAAACTCAATTTCTGCTTCAGAACTTATTTCACCAGCCGCTTTATATCCCGTAATAATAGATTCAGCATTTTCCATAGCTGACTCTGTAACTACATCCCCATTCTTAGTTTTATATTCTGTAACTTTTGCTCCGTTCTTCTTGGCTGCTTGTTTTGAAGGTTTCGCAGTCTTACCTGTTTTAATACCCTCTAACTCTTTAGTAAAATCTTCTTCAGTTATTTCATTACGTATCACCTTTAAAGCAAGCTTATTATAAAGCCCTATTCTTTTTTCAAACTTAACTTTATTTTTAGTCCATGCTTGTTTATCTTCAATTATAGTACTCATGTCCTCATTAATAGCAGTAGCTATTTCATTACCCATTTTCTTATTCATTACATACGTAGCAGCAACAGCAGCGGGAAGTGTTTCAGATTCTCTAAATGTTTTATCAAATTTGTCTTTTATAATTTTATTATTTTCAGATAATTGAAATAATTGGTAGTTAGCAATACCACTATTTATGTTAAGTCCTTTTGTTTCAGTAGAGAAACGAACCATATTTTTAATTTCATCAGAAGCTTTATTAGCTTGATCTGGAGTTAATCTTCCTGATGCCTCTAATTCTCTTATTGATTTTTCAAGTTGAAAATTATTATTAGGTTTTTTTCTACGAACATTTTGATTAACATAACCAAATAAAGATTCTTGCTCAACCTTACCTCTAATATTTCCAGCAGCAGGAAGTGTTCCACCCACTATAGCACCTATTAAACCTCCCCAAGCGGCTTCTTTAAAAGTTTCAAAAGTTCCTATGTCAGCTCCAAAATTACCCTCTCCTTCTTTTTTACCTTTACCTATAGTTCCATCATACATTTGTTTCATTCCCTCCTCAATATATGTTTGAGAAAATTCTTGACCAAACTCAATAGCGCTACCTTGAAAAACTTTCGGACCCATTGCTTTTAATTTTTCAACAAATCCTTTTGTAAAGTTTTTTTCTAACGCATATACTTCTTTTAAAGAAGTAGTTTTTCCTAATTTAACTAACTCTTTATTTAAAACTTCTTTAGTAGCTTTTTTAATAAGAGGTTTACTCATTGATTTTCCTATCCACTCTAAAGCCATTCCTTCAGTAGTTGAAACAACACCAGCAATTCCAAGTGCTAAACGAGCAGCATGAACAGGATTAACTCCTTTTTGAATAGCTTCTTCATAAACCATTGGGTACATCATAGTAGTACCCGCAGTAAAAGAGCCAATCCTATTAGCCCATTTTGTAGGTTTTCCTACTTGACCAACAATTTCTCCGTATTTATTAAGTTTGGCAACTTTATTAACCATTCCTAAACCCTTACCAAGGCCTTGAGCTATAGCTGAACCACCTAACATAATACCACCAACAAACCCAAATCCTTGACCAAGACCTGTAGCTAATTTACGATAACCATCTCCTTTATAATAAGCATCACTATATGTTGGAGAAATTCCATCAAACCAAGCTGTAGTATTTTCTATCCAGCCAGTAGTCCAGTCATCTTTCCAATCATGTCCTTTCTCAACACTATGTGATACATTTTCAGAAAAAGCCTGTGTAACAGTAGGTATTAAATTAGTAACTCCTTTTAAAGTATCAAGAATTAATCCCTCATAAAGACTTTCACCAAAATCACTTAACCATGATTGATTATTTTCAGCTAAATTTGGTATATAAGTATCTTCAAATCCAGTAGCTTCAGCTGGATTTAATTGACTAGCAACCTCTCTTAATTGTTGTATATCCTGACCAAGGTCTCTGCCCCCTGCTTCTGCAGTCGCACGTATTTTTTCTACATTTTCTTGTCTTACTTCAGCGTCATAAGCTTGTGCCTCTTCTTCTGTATCAAAAGCACCTTTACCATCTTGAGTAATAAAACGACCATCTTCTAATCTTCCTCCATCTTGATTTTCTCTTAAATATTCCATCCCCTCATCGGTCAATCCACCAGGGTTAGATTTTTCTCTATCAGCAATATCAGCTTTATATTCAGAAAGAGGTTTTCCAGATTTTACCCAATCAGATAAATCTATTTCAGACATTTTGTCTATCATTCTTTCCCCTTCTCCGCTATTTAATTCTTTACTCATAGTTTGTTTTTTCAATCATAAAAGCTTCTATTACATCTTCAGCAGACATACCAGGATTTGCATCCATATAATACTGAATAGTTTCTGGACTTAACTGTTGCATAGTTTCATTAGTAGCATATCCATGAGCATATTGAGCGTTTTGATTAATACCTGTAAACTTATTCATTGCCATTTTAACTGTTGGGCTATTTATTTTGTCATCAATACCCATTAAAACATACCCAGTGTAATTACCGCTACCATCATCTTCCCAATTTTTTTCAATACCTTTATCTTTTATTGAAGTTCTCCAAAGTACATCATCAAACGGTAAGTCTGAATAATCTCCACCAAGACCAGGATTATACCAAGCACTAGGATCATCATATGTTACTTTATATCTTATGTATCTACTTGTTCTACTTTGTCCTTTATCATCTTTAGGCCCATCTAACGCAACAACATCCATAGGAGTTATTTCAGATGCTTTACTTAAATCATAACTAAATTTATCATCGCCTGGCTTTAATTGGTCATAAACCATTGTTCCATTTCTTGGTCTATAATTTCCTTCTTTATTTTTCTCCCACCCAGTTTGTTTTTCAGCAGCATTGATAAGTTCTACAGGAACTTGCATAGATTGCCCTGCTTCAAGTTTTTGAATTTCTCCAACTACATTTGAAATAGCAGTAGAAGTTAAACTTCTTTCTCCACCAGCAGCAGCTTTAGCATTTGCTTTAGCTTGACTTTGTTGAAGTTTAGCCATCTTTAAAGCTAATTCACTTTCATCTCCAGCCTTCCATCTCCAAGGATCTCCGCCAGCTTTTACCATACTGCCGTAACGTTTAGCTTGTTCTCTTGCGTATTCTTCTGAAGCAGTTTGATCGAGCATTTTTTCATAAACATTAGATTCAGTAACAAAATTATCTTTTTGATAAATATTAGAAGGATTTTTATATTGATTAGCAAAGTCTTTAAGACCAAGTTTAACTTTTGTTTCAGAACCATTATAATTAAGCTTAGTAATTTCTCCAGCTTTATATTTATTATATTGGTCTTGCATGGTCATTTTCTCAACTTGGAATTGTGGATTGCCTTGAGCATCAAGAACAGGATTCCCATCTTCTCCAATCATAGGAACTTCAACATCAATTAATTTATGACGTTGATTTCCTTTTTGTTCCATTTTAATATAATTAGCAAGATTAACTGAATTAACACCCGCTTGCTTAACTTCTTCAGACTGCATTACATTAGTTTTATATTCATTAAGAGCAGTAATACCTCCCGTACTCATATACTTTCTTAAATCTCCATTAGCATTTGCAATTCCTTTAACTATACTTTGGCGAGCTTGTTTTTCTGCTTGAGCAACTCTTTCTTGATCTTCAGGAAGAACCTTTAAGTTCTGTAGTTCTTCCATGTATTTTGCAATGTCAGCTTCTGCTTTATTAGATTCAGCAACTTTTTTTTGTTGCCTTAATTCCATTTTTTCAGCCGCCAACAAGTTCATTCTTTTATCTTGTCGTTTAGTTGCCCAATCGTCAGTGCCTCTTAAAGCACTATATAAACCCCAATCTGCCATGTTGTAAATGTATTAAAAATTAATTAACTATTGTCCCTTCTTTTTTGCTTTTAGATATTTAAGATTTCTTTTAAGATTTTTAAGGCTTTCAGTTTTCTTTTTACTGTCTGGCTCACTTTCCCAACCTCTAATATCATCTTCTAAGAAAGCAATAGGATTTTCTTTATATTTTTTTAAAGTTTCTGGATTTTTTTCTAATTCTGAAACATAATCTTTTATATTATCTTCAGGGTCTGTTTCATCTGAAAATGAAGAAGCATCAAATTCTATAGGAAGTTCATCCAGCATTTTCTCTCTTTCTTTTTCAGTAGCCTCATCGTATTTTTTATTCCACTCGTCATTTACCTTTACATCTGGCTTAGCTTGTTCTTCCTCAGCAACAACTTCCTCAGTAATAGCATCGGCAACAATACCAGGAGTAGCTAAGTCAGGAGTTTCTGTAGTTTCAGTTTCAGCTTTATCAACAAGAGCTGATTTAGGTCTTTGAGCATCAACGCCAACAAGACCCTCATTGTAATCATTAGCACGAGGAGCATTACTTACATTTCTTACTGTTTCTACTTTTTCAGAATTAGGATCAAATGCAGCACTTGGATAAACATAATCATCAGGCATTTCAGTATCATCTGGTTGTTGTCGTAGTTTTTCTTGATAAACATCTTCTTCAATGACTCCTTCCTTTTTCATTTGTTGAAGTTCCTCTACAGTCTTAAATCCCTCTGTTGCAGTTGGAGCATCACCTAATACAGTTCCGGGAGTTATAGCGCCATATTTTTGAAGCAACGCCTCATCATTTTCTATTGCTCTTTGAGTAGTTTTTTTAGACTCTTCGACTCTATCAGCATTAGCTTGTTCTTGGTCAAACATAGACTGTTTTCTATCCTTATCAAGAGTTTTCATGTACTCATACATTTGACTACCCTTTCCATAAGCTTTTTCATATTGAGCTCTATCTCTTATATTTTTTGTAGCATCTTGAACCAAAGCAGCACCAGCTTGTTTAGTCATCATTGTCTGATTTAAATCATCTGTAAATATTTGACGATTAACTTGTTCATCAGCTAAAGCACCTCTATTAAAATCTGCTCTGTTTTGCCTACGCACACCTTCATCTCTTACGGCTATTTGACCATACTGATCATATAACTGTCCAGTAGCACGACCAAGACCACCAAGAGCAACACCTGCAGAACCACCCGCAAATTTTGCAATATTCTTAACATCATAGCCATAACCTCTCTCAGCCATATTTCTTGCAAAATCTTTTTCAGTATCAGTTAAACCCATGTTTCTTCTTTGAGTTAACTCATCCATTGAAGTTTGAAACATTGAACCTCTTTGATATACAGGAACCTCGGTGTTAGCTCCAATCATTCCAATAACACCTCTTCCAGCATCAATAATATTTCCCGCTAAATTTGTATTTTGTTGTTGGTCAGGAGCATAATCATGTACAAACTTAGGTCTGTTACCAAGATTATTTAATATGTCTTTATTATCTTGTATTCTTCTTTCAATATCTTCACGAGAATCATTTTCTTTAATAGCACCTGTAGTTGTTTTTGATTCTTCATCAGCTAAATCTTGTATATTAACACCTTCTTCTTTTTTATTTTGCTCTGCTTTTTCTTCATTAGATAAAGTGTATCTACCTTCATAAACATCATCGCCATAGATATTTCTATACATGTTATCTGAAAATCGAGTTCCGCCTCTATTTTTTCCTTCAGTAATTAACGTACCTTTTTTTCCGTATTTATCTATATCTGCTTGTTCTTGTGCTGTTCTTTCAGCATCTTCAGCAGCTATTTTATCTTTTTTTGCTTGTCTTTCTTCATAGCCAGGAGTACCTTTCCAGTCTTTAGTTGCAGTATATGAGTTATGTGTCCACTTAGGTCTTTTTAATTCTCTATCATATGTTCCCATTTTACCATCATAGGAAAAAATTCTTCCATCAGGAAGTACATACACATCTCCCCCTCTACCATATTCTCCATCGGGAAATTCATCTTGAATATTTTGATAACTTTCTGCAAACTTTTCTGTAGAAGTTAACTTTTTTTTATTTTTTGGAAGAATAACAATACCCTTATTATATGTTTTAGTTCCAAACTCTTTACTTACTAATTTTCCTGCTCCAGTTGGCAAAAAATTATCATCTAATTTTCCATACCAAGTATCTCCATTATTAAGTTTATGTACTTCTTCAGCTTTTTCTGTAGATAAAGATTTAACGTGATTTGCATTTTCTTTATTTTCCATAGTACTAATTATTTTATTTGCATAAGTTGTACTATCTCCGGCATATCCAGCTTTTTGTAAAAGATTAGCTTGTTCTTGTGGAGTTTTAGCATCAAGGACACCACCTTTTTTGTATCTTGGATTATCTTGCAAAAACTTAACATACCCATTAATACTATCTAAAGGAGTTTCATATTTTTTCCAACTTATATCTTTACCTTCTTTTTTATTTTGTAATATAATTCCGTCTTTTTCACCATGAGATTTAACACCAAACATATTATTAGCTTTTGTAGCTAACCCGCTTTCTCCCCAACTTGACTCAAGAGCCATTTGAGCAATAACCATTTCAGGAAACAATCCAGTTCCTTCGGTAGCCTTAACGACCATTGGATAGTATTTTTTGTAAAAAGATTCTTTTTTTGTAGCAGCCATATTATAAATAATTAAATGTGTTCATTGTTTTTTTACCATCTAATACACGATTATTTTTTAATTCTTCGTCATATGCTACTCCAGAACTTATAGCGCTAATAGTAGAACCTATTACAGGCAACGCATCAGTCATTCCTATTGCTTTTTCTGCTCCCGCACCACTAAGTAAGTTTTCCATTCCTCCAGATTCTTTCATAGTTTCTTCAAACATTTCTCTTGTTCCGTCAGGATTTTCTTTCATAAATTCTTGAAACTTAGCAATACCTTCAGCACTCAATCCATCTTCTGCAGGATTATCAGTAAGAACCGCATCTCCAAAAGAATCAACACCACCTGGTCCAACTTCTGTTGATTTTTCTGCCCCACTATTTAAGCTATCCATAGCATCATTTTTCCCCGCAATACCTTTTATCGTTTTACCGATATCTGTATTTTCACCACCCTGAATCATTCCAATTCCCTTACTTACGCCTTTTGTAACAGCACTTCCGGTTCCTAAAGTCACTATATCTGCAGCAAGTTTAACTTTATCTAAAGTATGCTTATTAGCTGCTGCTTGACTTTTTTCAAAGGTTTCTTTTGTTTCTCCTGTAGCTACTTTTGAAGCAATTTTATTTGTAACTCCACCACCAATCATAGGATTAACTTTACCCCAAGTGTTTAATTGACCGTATTTGTCATATCCAAGCATATTTAAAGCCACTTCATTGCCAGAAGGACTTAAGTTAGCAACGCTTTCTTGTCTATCTAATTCTCTTGTATCTGTAAATAATGCCATTATATTCTATTTGAGTTTCTAAAGAATGTCACTAAATTAGTCATTCTAACTGACTTATACGAATTATTTAAAAATTCAAATGTCATTCTTAAATGTTTTCCACGTATACGATCTTTTTGTATTTTTGTTCTAATAGGAAACCTTAATATATCTTCAAGATATTTCTTTCTTGTATCAGTAGGAACATTAAAGAAATAGCTTTGAGTTTCAGTTTCCATTAAAAAATTAGTCATAGTTTCTGAAGCTTCTTTATTGCAGTTAACTCTAACGTCATCAAATATTTTTTGAAGCATTGGTCCTTCTGAAACCACAGAAGATAAAATTGCCTTATACTCTAATTCATAGAAAGTATTTTTTTTAGCCTTTTTGTCATGTATATAAATTCTATTATCTATTCCTACAATATCATTATCATATGATAATATATTATCTTTATGCCCCATAAAGAATGTAGCTTTAAATGGATGAAAGCCTTGAAATATATTTAAATTTTCGTTATAAGATAGTGAAAATGGCTCAGGACTTATTTCTTTTTCTGTAACTTGAATAGCCGTCCAAGAATCTGTATTGTTAATCCTACTTACTTTAAAGCACTCTCCAGGATTAACGTCTGTCAAATTAATAAGAGTTCCACCAACAGGTAGCGTGTAAATTGGAAAAACACTAGAAGCAATATGAGCACATACATAATAAACTGAATTATTGTTTGTCCCTGCTAAAGTTTCTCCTTCTGGGAAAGTTACTCCACCAGGAAGAAAGCCAAATCTATTGTAAAAAATAGTTTCATTATTTTCAAAAACTTCTGAACCAAATTCTGTTCTTTCTGAAGAAACGTTAATAGGTCCATTTCTATATATATATGAATCATAATTTAATGACCAAATAGCATCTCCGTTATCGTGGTCAAAAACACCCACAATACCACCAGCCCAAGCTGGATTATCTAAATTAGTAAAAACTCCTAAAGTATCTCCGCTAAAATCATGAACTCCATAAGTATCACTTAAGCTAACTCTACCGTCTTGAGCAAATCGCATAATAGATTTCATATCAACATTAATCCAATAAGCAGCTTTACCCGAAGAAAATAAACTCCATTGATGTTGATTACCTTCTATAGTAGATACATAGTCAACTCCATCAAGTTTATCCCCAATTCCCGTAGTTAATGTTCCAGCATTAGCTGATTCAATTAAAGCCCTATCAGAAGCACGAAGCCTACCAAAAGCAGATAACTGCCAAGAATATATTTGATTAAATATATATAATGATGAAGTTATTTCTCCATACTGTCCATTAATATCAAGAAAATCAAACACCTGAAATACTCTCCAAGAATCAACGGGATCACCATAAACCTTATTTAGACTATATCTCCAACGAACAGGAAAGCGAGTGCTTTCTTCAAAATCAATAGATTTAGGAGTATAAAACTGAATCAATTCTTGTCTTAATAAAACATCATTAATATTAAACTCCTCCAGCAATGAAGTATCACTATTAGCATAAAAAATACCATTAAAATCAGATATTAAAGGACCGCCAAGATAATTTTCCGAACAACGAGAACCTATATCAGTATACATTGGATTATCTTGAGATGGAGCATTTCTTAATGTATGATTTAATTTACTCTCCCAAGGAAATATAAGACCCATATTTAAATCTGGATAGTCTAAATCTGCATCAATTCTTGAATATATTTTTAAAAACCCAAAGTAATCTAAGTAGCAATCTCCACCCCAAACCTCTATATTATTAAAAATACTATTTGCCGGAGTAATAAATTCTGAATTATTTATTGGTTGAAAATGACCAGTGCCATAAAAAATACTTGTAGACAAAGCGCTTAATGACAACCCTCCATAAGGAGCATTATTAACTCTTACGTAATTACAAATAAATGCTCCCGCATTCTCTCCAAAACCACTTGGCAGTGGATCAGCCTGATACATTGGAGAAAAAGAATTATTTATATCAAAATTTCCAGTTTTATAAAAAATAGTTCTTCCCTTACCCCAACCTCTATGCTCCTCTTTAGCCCAGGGAGGATTCTGAGAAACCATTGCTAAAGGCCTATAAACTTGAGCATCATTATATAATGTTAGAGTAGGATCTCCCGAATCATAATTTGGTTTTACCGAACCAAGACTCATAGTAAATTGATTGCCTATAGAAGCTTTAGCTAAATATCTTGGATATGGACCCGGATTTGGAGCAGTCTCAGGAAATTCATTTTTTGAATAATACATTTTAGAAAACAAACTGTTAAACCTTATTCCGTCTAAAAAACAAGACGTTAAAAAACCTGGCACTCCGGAACTTCCCGCAGGAGGGTTATCAGAATAACAACCGCCAACCAAACTTAATCTATCTTGAGACTGAACAACAGGCAATGTACTGTTATCAAAATCGTATTCAGGAGCATAAAAAGAATGAAAATTAGGTCTTATTCCATATTTAGTAGTTGCTCCTACAGTTGTTCCTCGTGTAGTAGTGCCATCATATTCTCCTCCATCATATTCTATGTCGCTAATGGGAGTAGAGTTCGTAGGAGAATTAGCTGTTGCCTTATCAAGCCATTCTTGAGTTGTGAGAGGCATAATTTTTGTCACAATTCCCATGTTTACAGTAGGATATATTAATCCCTGAAGAAGAATAGTATTTTCAAGCTTTGTTCTAACTATTTTAAACCCAGATATAACAGTAGAAATAGAAGAAATATCAATACCACTAACCTCTAATCCCATTATACGAATATGAGAATAGTTTCCAGCTCCAGTATTTTCTCCATCAAAAACAGGAGTAGAAGTATAATCTCCAAAGTTATTTGTCGGCCACGCAGACTCAGGAGATATAACTCCACCACTATCAGCAACGTCTACAACAGTATCATTATTAGTAATTCTATTTGCTGTAAAAGATTTAGAAGATTGTTCAGGAAATTTAACATCAGCTAAATGAACAGCGAATGAAGGAAAACCTATTTTATCATAAAAGACAAGAGCAAACCTATATGTTTCTGCTCTAAAATAACCAGCATATAAATGGTCTATTTGCGTTCCTTTATAATTTATGTAATCATTGTTTATAACATATGATTCAGTACCACCCACAGCACTATGAAGAACTTTAGTTGTAGTTCCACTTTCAGGATTTGCATGAGTAACAGGAGGATTTTGAATCCAACCATAACCACTAGCATTATTTACGTAATTTTTTGTATCAGAACGCATATCCCTAAATACAGGTTTAACTGTAACATTGGAAAGAATTGCTTCTGTATCATACACCCCTGTAACACCCTCAATTATATTTCCATAATAAAGTGTTGAATCTTTTATATTAAGTGTTTTAGCGGCGCTTATACCAGAAAATATAGCTGGAATTTCATCTATTAGTAATGGCTCTCCTGTATTTGAAACATGGTCAAAAACCATTGTCTCAGAATTAATTGATATTTGAGAAAATATATTTGAGGAATTAGTCGTTTCTTCTGTTGTGCTATAAACATAGGCAACTCTAATTTTATCAAACCTCTGATCAATACCTTTTATTTCTATTCTATTTCCCTTAGAAGTAGAAATGCTAGAAGATTCCATTTCATAAAGATTCCAATTAATAGAACTTATATCATCTGAAGTAAGAAAAATTTCTCTTGTTAAAGGGTACCAAGGAGTATTATAGCCATCTACAGTTTGAAGGCTGTAAGTGTATTGATAAACACCCGTTAAAAGACCACCAGCTATCTTTTGAACATACTTAATAATTCCCATATTAAATTCAGGCTGAGAATTAATTGAACTTACACTTAAAGTTACAGGGGAGTAAGCTCCAACATCAGAAGAATTTCCAAGATTTCTATTATATTTAAAAGTAAATACTCTTGGTTGATTACTATCATCTTCAACACCATCAACCCAATAAACTCTAATTATGTTGTCATTTTCATATATAAAACGAGCCTCAATTTGATTATTAGGATTAAAATTTAACAATTCATTATTTGGATCATCTTGGTCATTAAACAAAGTTTTATAGGTTCCACTTCCTTCATTGTCTATAGAAAATATACCTATTTCTGAATAACCTGTTAATGGAGCAACGGAAAATATAATACGTATACTACTATTTCCAGTATGACCAATAGGAACATATTTATTAGAATCAGTTTCGTTTCTTGGCAATATAGAAAATGAAATCCTATTACCATCTTCAACTTCCCAAGAATAAGTACCATTTTTATTGTACATTAATCTTCCTCCTACAGAGTAACGATAAGACTTATTATTAGATAGCAAAATATCTATATCTTGCTTCATTCCTTCTTGAAACGAATTTACTGATTGTTTTCCCGCCATTAAAATAAGTTTTTATTAGGTAGTGGCATTAACTGGTTCCACATATTAGCAAGATAATTAAGTTCATCAGGAGTAGGCATTTCATCATCTCCTCTTGCTTGAGCACACAAATCCTTCCATCGTCTTTCAGAATTAACAAATACATGTTGAGGAACTTTACCATTGTAATATCTTCTTGAAACAAGCATATACTGTAAATAATGAGTAACAGCATCTTCGTGAACATGATAAATCATCGGCCACCCTTCTTTATCTAATTCTACACCCATATAAGCTATAGCCAATGTTTCTCCATCTAAAGCATTAAAGTTAATACACCCATTATCTATTGAATATACTTGAGCAGATTGAAAATCATTAAAACCAAATCCATATGCACTATAACTTCCAGACCTATCAACAGCTAACATTCCAGTATTTATGTTAGCTACATTTTTATTAGCTAAACTCTCATCAGTAAATTTAGGATGTTTTACGCTTNAATTAGTAGCTGAAGTTNCTGTGTTTATTTTTGGAAGAACACGTTTTTGAACAACACATTGTTCAACAGAACCCATTACACTATCATCAGAAATAGCAATATTAAAGCTAATCTCAGGACTTCTTCCAATTAAATCAATAGAATCTCCACTAACCACAGAAGTATAAGGAAGATTTGAAATAGCTTGAAACATGTCATTAAAAGCAATAGCAATTAAAGCTGGAGTATCACCCGGTAAAACAATGTAACTATATATATTTGAATAAACATTACCACAATCATTTGAAACTACTGTAATAGAAATAGTTTCTCCCGGAGTAAACACACCTATAAATGTTATTCTAATAGTAAGAGGAACACCTTCAGAATTTGTAATTAATTGATTGTTGTTTATGTTTCCGTCTTGAACTATATTAGAATTAGCTCCTTTACTAAAATCTCTAAAACTTCTTTTAGTTATATTTAATAGTTGATTCTTATATTTAACAGCAATAGGAGAAACAAAGTTTTTTGGAAGAGAAGCTTTGTAGTTTTTAATTTCTATTAAGCATTCATGTCTATGATAAGAGTTTCTTGAACCAATTTTTGTCACTGCCTCTGCAGACCATCTTGCGAAATCTTCAATAGTTTCATTAATGTTTTCAAGATCAAGATTACCTACAACGTTACCTATAATTCTATTGAGAGATACTTTATGGCTCATTCTATTTTACTTTAAAGATGTAAGTGTCAGATGCTCCTTGACCGTCTTTATAAAGAGAGTAGTCTAAGTAATCGAAACCATTATCAACTTGCTCCATAAACGCTCTTTTGAACTTTATATCTGCATTAAAGCGATACTGTCTCCACTTCTTTCCTACATCCCAAAAAATAAAGTGCCAATAACCACCATATTTATTTACATCAAATTTAACTTTTTTTACGTAAGGTTTACCATTTTTATCCTTATAAACTTTATAAGTAGATGGATTATACCTTGTACACATAGTTTTTACTACACGTAAGTTACCAAATTTGTTTAGCCAAACAAACTCATAACCCTTTACCAATTCCCTGAACATTATCTTAAAATACATTCTCATAATCAAAGAAAACATTCTCCATGTTATTCTTTTAATCCTTGTAGGATTTTCAGATAAGTTATTTAAGTCCTTATCTATAGATTCTTTAGCCTCATCAAATACTCCTTTTAAAGTAACGAAGCCATGTCTATCCAAGCTTTTGATTGTCTTGTCTTGCATTATTAAGTTCGTCATTTACAGCTTTAGTAGTCCAGTTTAATTCTTTTTGAAGTATGTTCTCTAATACAAACGTATAAAGACTCATAGGCATTGGATATTCATCTTTACCATCATCCCAACAAACAGCTTCACACCCTACTTGTGGAAAATAATTTACTTTAGTTGGATCTTCAAGCACCCCACGAACATTAATATAACACATATCAGCATCAGCTTCTATTAACTCAACATACGCTGTATTACCAATTAAATAAACCTTGCTCCTAAGATTACCAAACCTTGTAGCTCCTTTAAACTTATTTACGTCAGCTTTATTATAATCTAATGGAGTTTGTTTATCTATTTTTCCGATAAACATAATTGCTCTGTTTTTAGGAAAAGAAGCAAACTTTGGTAAAATTACTTTTTGTATCTTACAACCCCACGTAACAGCTGGACATACACTATCAGTTTTATCTACTTCTTCTAATTTTAAAATACCTAAATCTTGTACAAGTTGCGGGTCAATGTTCTTCCCCATATCAGTCAATAGCTCAATTCCTTTAGCACGATAATACTGAATCCAAAACTTAACTTGCTTTATCTTTAATAAATCATCATCAGAGTTACCTTGACCTGAACGTGCAATGTTCCTAATATTATATGCGTATTCATCTAATGTTGCCATAATATAAAAATAAAAAAGGGAGGAGACAATGCCACCTCCCTTTGATAAACAAAAACTTATTAATCTTAAGTATTTACTTGTGTTACAAGTGCTGCTCCTTTACCTGGAGTTCCATACCAAAAAATTTCCGTTGCTACTGCACCTACAGCATCAATAAAAGGAATTGGAGTTTCAACATTAGCCGCTATACGAACTGTATCGTATTGAGCAAGACCAATATCACCAGCATCAACACCTTTGTCTATTAAATCATCAGGTTGCCCTTCTGAATAAACAGTTAGAGTTGAAACAAGAGCTATAGTTCCGGCAGCTGAATCAGTATATTCATAACCAACTAATCCTCTCTTATCGTCACCTTTTTGAGTAACAGTAAGAACACCTAATGCTGAAACAGCAGATGCATAAGGAGAATTTTCTCCCATATCAGCAGATATAAGCGAAGCAAATGCTGCTGCAATATCTGTTACCGTATCTCCAGATACAACTGAATACACATAAGACTTTCTCCATTGTTGACGATTAGTCAAGTTTGAAGTAAAAGTCAATCTGATAGAATCACCAACTACATAAGTACTTGCAAATGTAAATTCTAAATCACCTGCTGAACCTACTGCTGGTGCAATTAATAGCGCCTTTTTTAATGATGTTGACGGAAATTGAAACCCTGGCGAAAGAGTTATAATTCCGTTTGCTTCTGTCGTATCGAAACCTTCAGTTACGATAGCGAAATAATTACGTCCTGCGTTTTGCGACATATCTTTATTTTTTTATTATTTATTTATATTTAAGGCTTGAGTCATTTCAAGCTTGTTAAATTCTATTGAAAATTTCTTCTATACTTACCAACCCTTACAGGTTTTTTAAATACTGGCTTAACTTCTTCTTTAGCCTTTTCTACTTTAATAGAATTAGCTTTAGTTGGAGCATCAGCATCAATATAAATATTGTACTTTGAATCAAAGATAGCTTTTATTATGTCAGCTTTCCTCATTTTTTTAGAAATTTTTACCTCAAACTCTGGAGCAATAGCTTTTAATTCAGATACTTTCATATCTGATAATTGCTCCATAGTGTTATACTTCTTTTTCTTAGCCATAGCTTATAGTATTATTCTTGTTGGTTTATTTCGTTTGCTTGTAATTGATAACCGAGTTGATCTTGAACCGTAAACAACATTTTTCTAACAGCAATATTTACAATTTCCTCATGTGTTCCATCAGGCATTTCAGACTCAACTGTATTGGCTGGAACTGCTTCATCTAAAAACACATTAANAGGAAGCTTTAAATATTTCATTGATACACTAACAGGGTCTGTTTCTGACTGAATATCTACTATNTTATTAGTNTTATCATTATATTCAGTATANCCAGGNTTACTATTATCGTGTCTGTTAAAAGGGTCACTATCATCNTCACCNTCAGTATCTAANTTAATAGGAGATATTCTTCTACTNTTTTCTCCACCACAACCATCAGNNAATACACCTCTTANGTTTAANATAAAAAGAAAATCAGTTATAGCATCAAGATTAATTATATTTGCTGTNACAGCAGTAGATACTCTAACNAAAGGTATTAANTCCTTTCTACGTCTTTCATTAAANTCAAACTGACCATATCGAGTTTCNACAAATTCAACTTGNGANAAATTAAAAAACCTATCTTTCTCCGTACTNTTAAAATATGGTGCATCAGCTTTGTCAATTAATAAATCAGCAGTTTCGTGCCACTCAAGTAAAGTCATATCTTATTTAAATATCTGTTTACGTAATTTAGGTAATAAATCCTCATTGTCTTTTAACCACTCAAGTGTTGTTTCAAATGATGTACCACATAAAGCACCCTCACATGACCAACGGCCATTTTTTGTAGTGAATACTTTTTTAATAACACCTGTTCTAATTAACTCTTTTAAAGGTCTTTCAGGATCTTCCCAAGCTTCAAGAACCTCAATCGGTTGCAATTCAGCTTTCTCATACACTGCTCTTTTAACAGCACTATCTGTAGAACCCTCATTTACTTTAACAAGTAACACACGAGCAAACTTTTTAAGTTCAGAACCACTAAGCTTTTGGATTACTCCATTAACTTTAGCTTCAAGGTCTTTCTCAACAATAAAATCATTAGCCTCTTCTTCTTTATTTACTACAATTAGAATAGGTGTCGGACCATCTGTAAAAATAGGATGAAGTTTAGCTTGCATATATTCTAACCTATCATTTTCATAAGTTAAATTAAGCTTCTTCTTCTTCGTTATTTTTATAATCCTATGGTTCCCTTCCTTATCAACAAAAGGACGATGAGAGCGTGCACCCTCATCATCCGTTAAGTGATAGTCTCGGAGAACGATTGAACCTGTTCTCTTTGGATCTTTTAATATAATCTCTGCGAATCCAGAAGTAGGTGCGTCTGTTAATAGACTCTTTACTTCCGCTTTACTTATCTTTTCCATCTTTACTTTTTATTGGATTAACAATTATTTTAAAATAGTATTAGAATTATGCAAATACCAACTGTCCACAAGACAATGGGTTTCTTACAATAATTCCAGACTCACATAATACTTCACAAGTAAAGCTATCACGAGAGTTTGCAGCGTGCATTGATTTTTGGTCAAACGGATCAACCATTCCTGCAATGTACTTAACAATCATTCCTCTGTTTATTCCACCAGCTCCTTTCACTTTTCTTTCAATGTTAGAAACACCGTTAGTGTGACCGAAGTTTAAGAATACCATTCTGAATGACTCTTTAGGATAACCACTAACTGGATCAATATCATTACCATGTAAGTTTGGATCATCAAACAATGGGTTTTCAACCAATGTCATTCTATGACCTAAAGCATTATAAGTAGTGAAGTTTACACCAATGTTAGTTTCTGCTCCAACCTCAGCATCGTAAATAAGGTTTCCATCAGGATATACTAAATCTTTCATAGCTTCGTGGAAAGCAACTCTACCACCTGTACCAGTAAATACTAACCAGTGTGCAGATTTAACTCCTGTATTAAGAGATAATTGTGCTAAAAAGTCAGTTAATCTTTTCTCAGTTAATGTACCATTGTATGTATCAACATTGGCAGCATCAATTTGACGTAAGATACCATCACCTTTAACAATAGCTTTACCATCGTTTCCGAATAATACTGGATTTCCATTAGCATCCATAGTAGAAGTAGAATACCATGAGTCAAGCTCTTTTTGGTAATAAAACTCTTCCATCATTAAGTCTTGGTCAGTAAAGTACCATAGACGTTGACCGTTGTTTTCAATCCAAGTAATATCAGTAAGAGCTGAACCTGTAATAGATTTAGACTTTCTGTTAATGCCAATGTGATTGATGTACCAATCTGGGTAAACGTGATTTTCGTAACCTCTTTCTGAACCTTCAGGGAAAGCGTTACCAGCAGTGTTAACTGTAAGACCACCAACAACATCAGAAGCTAAAATAGCTAAAGTAACATCGTTAGTTTGTAACTTAGCAGTAAATGTATAACCTCCTGCAGAAGCAATAGGCTCAGACAAAATAACTGCTTGACGTCCTGACTTAAATCTTACGATATCGTTAGGGTTTAAATAGTTTTCTTCACATTCAAATGTAAAAGAAGATATACCTACACCTGTTCCAACACTAACACCAGTTAATGTAGACGGTCTGTTCAAACGACCTAAGATTGGCCATCTAAATGCATTCTCTCCAATTAAAGCTTCTTTTGCAAAACGGCTTGTACCATCTACAAAATAGTTAAGTGAATATTGTGGATATTGACGAATTAACGTTTTAGCAATTTCCGGATATTTTAATAAATTCGCTACTAACGAATTTGACTCTATGGTTTCTTTACCATATGTACCTGAATGATATTTCATTTTTCTTTTTTTAAATTAATTACAACTTTATTTCTATTTACTTGATCCTCTAAACTTACTTACACTAAACTCGCCTTTCCCATCTGGGCTAACGAAACCTCCACCTTTATCGGTATCAGGGTTATGCATGTCATTTAGAATCTCAGAACGTCCTTGTTGCAATCCTCCATTACGGGCAGCTTTTAGCAGTGTTTCTCGATTCTTCCACAGCCAAGCGCTTTCCGCTAAACTCTCATTATTCTTGGTAATATCTTTTAAGAAACTACCACTTGTAATATACTTGTGATGGCTATCCCTAACCTTCCCAAGCGATTCTTCGTCCTTAGCCATTTTAAAACCAAACATTTCGTTTTGTTTATTTAGGTAAGAACCCAACGCTCTAACACTATCTTCTCGATCTTTTAGTTGCTTTGCATCTTTGTCACGAGATTCTTTTGTTATCGCAGAACGTTCATTTTGAATAGAGCTATTTATCGCATTACGAACCTTAGCTGCTTCTACTTTGAGCATTCCATTATCTTGTAGAGTGTCCATAGCTTCTTCCAGTTGTTCACCTTTAAAGCCTTGAGCCTCTAAATCTTTTTGTAATAATTCCTTGTCATCAAACTTAAGATAACTCTCTAACGCAGTAATCTTCTTACTTGTTACATTATTACCACTACTTTCTTGTAGTCGTTTGTTATCAGCCTCAAGTTCTAACATAGCATCTTTAAGCTCTGTCATACTCTTAGCGTTTATTCCTAACTCTTCTGCAAAAGCAGAAAAGTGTTCATCTGTCAAAGAACCATCAAACTTAGCAGGAGTATTATCTACTTCTGTAGTATCTGTATTATTATCACTTGCCGATACTTCTTCTTTAGGAGTATCTACAATCTCATTACTTTCATCGACAATAGCAGCTTCTTCTTCCTTTTTAGTATCTTCACTTTCGTTAGAATCATCATCTGAATAATTATCAGACCAATCAAATGAACTATCTTCATCATCAGCAGACTCTTTAGTATCTACCGTTTCTGTCGAATCCTCTACTGACTCTCCTAAACTTTCTTTAGTAGGATTTTCTACCGAATCAACTATTCCACTACCGAATGCACTTGCGTCAAACTCTTTTGTTTCTTCGCTTACATCACCATCTTTTACTTCTTCTGACATATCTTATATGGTTTATGATTAATACAAATATATAAATTTTTTATTACATTTCATTATCTTCTTCGCTTTCTTCAGCTCGCATCATATCTTCTTGACTCGTAGCAGCCAACATTGTATTATCTAATTTAGCTCGTCTTTCAGCACCTTGCATATCTTCTTTATGCTCCATTGTCGCTTCACTTAACATACCATCAGCTTCATTTTTCATCCTTTGAACTTCAATATCAGCTTCAGCTTTAATCTGAGCAACCTTAACAGTAACAGAAGTTTTTTCTTGATTGATTTGATTAGTTTGTTCTTGTAAAGCCATTTGCTGTTGCTCCATTTCAAGTGAAGCAGCTTGTACAGCTTCAAGACCACTTACCAATATAGACTCAACCTCTGTTGCGTTATCTGCGTTAACAGCTTTAATAGCAGCCATTGGATCTAAGTTACCTGATGAAGCATATCTGTCCATTAACGCTAACATAGATTGTTTACGCTGAACTTCTCTACCACTATTCTCAACAAAGATACCATACTCATCAAGAGCAATAGATTTGTCAATTTTAAAAGTTTGCATACCCATATCTCCAAAGACATTAGCCATACGACCTTCCATTCCCCAAGCTGGTTTCATTAAAGCACACAATCCTTGAAAACATCTCCAACAACTTGATAATGCAAATCAAATAAAGGAGCAGTGATTAATGTTGATTGCATTACATTCCTTTCAGTAACACCAACTAAATCTCCTGACTTAGTTACACCCGCACGAGCTGCAGATATGCCTGTAAGCTTATCAGCAGTATCTTCAAGCATTATCTTAAGGTTTGTCATTTGACTAACTGATTGAGATAGTGTAAAATCTATTGATTGAAATTGATTGAAGTTACTCATACCCTCTTGACGAGAATTTATAAGAATAAGCCCAGAATTTTTAGCATGATACATAACATCTTCCAAAGGAACATTCTTAGGTTTTTGAGATACATCATATACAATAGCTTTAGAACCAGACCTTGCGAGTGCAAGTTCTATTTGATACATTACTATGTTATATAGTATCTGTATATTTTTAAGTGAATCAACTACAGACAATGTTTGTCCGTTAAAGTTATTTCTAATAGCACCAAAGAAATCTAATGATGTGTTAGAGTAATTTTCTTCGTACCTAACTTGATTAGGCTTTCTACCCCATTTAATAAGAATTGAATGACCTATCTTAACAGCCTGACGAACATCATTTGTTACCTTAGTAACAATCTTCTCTCCCTTCTTAGCCTTATAATCATCTTTAACTCTTTTGTGATAATCAATAGACTCATCATACTTATTTGGAGATACTTTATACTTAACAGGTCTAAATGAACGCCATTGCACATCAACAACACGAACCTTCATTGACTCTCCATCAGCATGAGTATAATTATCATACTGAGAATTTTGTTCTTGATACCAAGCACTATCTTGACTTTCTAATTCTTCAATCTCCTCAATCTGTTCTTTGTTTAAGTAAAGATTATAAGTGTCAAGTATCTCATTAACAGTATACCAATTTTCTACACCAGCATATTTAGAATCTTTAATGTTTTCTTTATCAGAGTCTACATCATACAACATTGACCTTGGGTCACACCGTTCAACATAAGGATCTCCATTTTTTAACATTATTCTATAAAACTCTTTACCAGTAATACCCAAATCATAAAACCCTCTTTTAAAGATTTGGTCCATACCCCATTTTTGAGTACAGTAAGTAAGTCCTGTGTAAACCATTTCTTCTACATGGTCACGAAAGTTCATTTTAGTATAAGCATCTACATCTTCAGGAATTTCTTCTCCCAAATCTTCATCTGGAATTGGCATTCCTATTACCTTTTCTATTTCTCTACGAATAGGCTTTAGAACAACCTCTGCAGCAATTTGAGTACGCTTTTCGTTCTTTCTGCGAATAGCATTTCTGTTAATTACGTTTACAGTATATTGCAATGGCTGTGATATTAACTCACCAGCAAGTAAATCAAGCTTAGGTAAAATAATTGGATAATTAACTAATCTAGCAGGAGCAGTAATACCATACATATCAGTAACATACTCAAATTGCTTATTATCAAAATCTCCATTAACTATTAAATAGTTCTCATGGTCATTCTTTCTAGCTGATAAATATCTTGTGTTTTGTCTACTTTGAGCAACAATGGCATCAACTGTATTTCTATGCCATTCCTCATCCTTTTTAGATTCGGGAATATTCTGTCTTGGGAACTCCATATATTATATATAATTAATCATCACTAAAATCGTAATCAAAATTAGGACTTCTTCTTGACTTCTGCAAGTTACCATCCGTATCTCTATGAATAGAAACTATAGTTCCATCATTTTTCCTACCAAAATGAGGTATAAACATTTTAGCTTCTTTATCTTCCTCCTTTTCATCGTATACCTTTCTTTCAGCATCCATAGAATGAATAAGAGCCATACCAAAAGCCATAACTCTATCCGTATTCTTTTTACCATATACTGCAAGTTCATTTAAAAGTTTCAAGAAATAAATATCTTCATGATGTTTTTTAACGTACTCATCTACAAGTTCAGTAAGTAGCTTTTTCTGGAATGACTTCATGTGAACACCATACTTATTAGTAGCCTTACTATTTGGAGAATCTGCAGAACGTGGTCGTTCTTTTAAATATCTCTGCATCTTATTCTTAATAAAGTACTTTAAAAAACCATCATCATTATATTCAACTAATATTCTTGCATCATAATAGATACACATCTTTAAACAGTTCTCATAGAAAGCTTCTTTAGAGTAAGGTCTATCAGTATAGAAAGCAACAGGTAACTCACAAACAGTATTTGTGTCAACAAATCTTCTATATACGCACATAGAACCTTTAGACTTATTATCTGCTTTTCCACCTTTTTTCATTTCCTCTAACTCATCATCAATATGGTAAGGATCGACTGCAGCAACGTGTGCATTTTTAATTCCATCTAATGGTCTTTCAATCATTTCAAATGGAAACATTTCTTTATTAATATCATTAGCATCAAGACTTCCATCATCATCTATCCATATTGGTTTACCACCAAACACAGTCTTGCCTTCTTTATTTTTTGGCCAATCTAATTTACCTCGTTTAACAATATCGAAGTTTTTATTAGTCATTATATTACCTATCTGACTATTAATTTTACTTAAATCAAATGGAGTAGCACCTGATTTAAAGAAAGCATGTTCTACTTCCAATGGGTTCTCTTGTAAGTAAGAATAGTATGTTTGTAAATCTCCAGTAGCTTTTCTACGTTCAGCTTCAGCCTTAACATAAGCTTCGGCACCTCTAACATCAGACTTACCGGTACTCATGTCAAAGAAACTACCAAACACCTTAGAAGCTTTAATAAATACAGGCTTTAGATTATATCGTTCAGCATTATAAAACATCTCCATATAATCATCACTCTCAATCTCCATGTTATTAGAAGTTCCACCAATGATAGGTGTACCAAAAAATACATCACCCTCTTTAAAACAATCTTCAGAAGATTCAAAGGATCTTTTTAATTTAAGAAACTCACCAGCTTCCTCAAACACCATAAAGTTAAGTGAAGTACCCCTGAAAGCATTTGGTTTCTCCATTACCCTAAAGTGAATCATAGATTTAGTTCCCCTCTCCATCCATATGCCATTTTCCTTTTCTTTATATCCAGACATAAAGATTTCCTCATTGTTGTGAAGTATCTTATTTCTAAACTGATGAGGTAACTCGTTATATGAAAGCAACATCTTCTTTCTAAAATCTTGCACGTAATCTTCTTTCTGCGCTCCTAATCCATTTTCCGAATGTGGAAAGCAAGTCCATTCATGTAGTAATATATTAGCATTCATAAAGGAGAATCCCTTACGCCTTGCTTTTAATACAATAATACCCCTACCATTTTCTTTAGCATCGTGGACCTCTTGATAGTACTCATGGTCTTGGTCACGATACAATGGAGATATCATACTCTTACGTTTTGCACCTGGGTTTAATCCATGTATCTTAGAAAAGTTTAAATAGAAATAATAGTTACCCGGAATCCAAACACCACCATTAGGCTTATATCCATTTAATATTCTATCCTTTTGAGTTCTCCAAAATTGTGAATACTCTAAACTATCCGTTCTAAAGCTTTCAAACTTATTAATACTTTTGTCAAATAGTACTGGAGAATATTTTTGTGCTGATATCAATCGTCTAATCTTTGTTCGTTTTCAAATATCGAAAAGTCATCTGAACCTGTACCTTTAATTTTAGAATCAGAGTCTTGATCTTTAATAATCATTGTTTTAAGTTTCTCTCTTGCCTCAGCTGCTTTCTGCATCTTTACTTGCATATCATTTAAGTCAGCTAAATTATCTTTAGAAGGTTTCATTGACTTAAACACTTGAGTCATAAGAAACATCTGCTCACTCATTGCATTGTACTGATCAACCATAGGGTCAAACTGTAACATCTTATATTCATGCCTAGCTTCGGTAACAAGCTTCTCGGTAGTTCTCCTTAATGTTCTCTTTCCAAATATATTCATCGTTAATCTTTCTGAACGTTCTTCTTCAGGTAATCTACGAAATGGAGACTTATAATCATCCATTGATATAATCCACCTTACCATTTTACTGCCACCATATTTGTCTTTATAGACAGCCCATAGTTTTGGCATTAACGCAATAGAATCATCTTGAATGAACGCATTACCATCTTTATCTATTTCAATTAGCTCATTAAACATTAATATCTTTTCTTATTATTAGAACCTTTTTCTTTCTTATACTTTTTCTTAATATTAGTTTTCTTTTGATCTTTTTCTTCAGCAGCTCTTGCGAACAATGCTTTTTGCGTAATCTTATTCATTTTATTCTGATTTTATATTTAATTCTTTTAAAAGTTTTTTTACAGATTTATTCGCTAAGATACGAAGTTCTTCTTCTTCTATATCCATAAACTCACAAAGAGCTCTGTATTGATAATATGTCATATCATCTCCATTAGCAAATTCTACATCTCCTTGATGTAACTCTACAAGCTTTCCATCTATGGTAAACATTGTATCTGATATTCTTTCTACAATCATTTTTCTTTTTGTTTTTTGCCAAAGTAGGCGTGGTTAAAATAATACTCAAATGATATATCTGATGTAGCAATAATATTATTACTTACCAAATCTTTAATACCATTAAAGAACGACTTCTCCTTTATATCACAATCAAACATAACTGTTTTCTTTTCGACATAAATCTTATCAGCATCCCTTGGAGAATAGGACATCATATATTCTAACATCTTTATTCCGGTCTTACTTAAACCAGAAATAGTATTCATTACCTCAACCGTAATTTGCCTATTACATTCCTCGAAAGGATTTCCATCTTTATTTAATCTTGCCCTACTCAATCAAAAAACTATTTACCCTACTTACTATATATTCAAGTATATAAGCTTGGGCCTCATGATTTTTTGGACTTAATCCAATACCAACGTATTCACAAATATACCAAGAAATATGTAATGATTCATGACTTATTACCTGAACTAAATTTTCATGCTCTGTAAACAACATAGCAAACCTTGTTTCTTTATTGTTACTGAACTGGATAGACTTAGCCTGTGAGTTATCATTATCAGCACTTAAATTAAAATCTTTATTAATAGCAGTTATATTATCAGACATATTATCAGCAATATAAACAGAGATAGCTGCTTCATACAAAGGAACAACTAAATCATATCTTATGTGTTTTGCTTTCATCAATACAATGATAGTAAATTAATGTAATAAAAGTACATTAGATTTAATAAATATTTATACATTAGCCACATGAACGGTAAAAGAAAATATCCAATAAGGTATAGACCAAGGACTTGCATAGCAAATTTTAATATATATTACTATCCTCATTCTGTACACAAATTACTTATCTCTAAGAACCAAAGAAAAGTAGCTAAAGGAATGAAGGATGTTAAAACTATTGTTTGTAAATTGTACCCGATTGTTCTCGATGATGAAGGACAATCGCCTACCAAGAATTTAAGGTCGAACTTGATTAAATTTATTTGGAGAGAAAAAGATATTAGAGATGACTTAGATAAGCATTATGCTGTAGTCAGAGAAATTGAAGTTATATCTGAAGGTAGGGTTTGCTATAGGTTCGATGAATTTAAACACTAATGGACAAGAAAGAAGAACAAGATTATATTGACTCACTATACGGAATCAAAAGCAATATCCTTTCACCAGGAGAAAAGACAAAAAGAATTTTAAAATCAAGAGGCGTTGAATCCCCATCACTAATTGGGTTAGTAAAAGTTTCTAATAATCCTCCAACATGGAAAGTACCAAAGAAGAAAGTAAAGAAAAAGAAGAAGTAGTAATTCCTATCTATCCTCACATTGTATCAACAAGAGAGAAGAACACATTAGTGTTAGAAACTAACCTGAGAAAAAAGTATCGTAAGAAATGGTATCTATGGCACTTCTATCGTAAAGCATATGTGCCAGAAGGTAAGACAGACTATACAGCTGCTCTTAGTGGATTCACAAGAGATATATACTTATGCCAAATGTTTGGTAAGATAGATCCAAAGGCTACATACATGAATGGAGATTTAATATTCCAATTAGACATAGACCAGGAACGTACAGAGAAACAAAGACTGGACCCAAATAGATTCACATCTAAAATGGAAGAAGGATAATCTTAATACCCTTTCCTTGACTTAACAATCTTCTTAGCAGCTTTCTTCGCCACCTTCTTTGTAGCACCAGCCACCATCTTAGCAGCTACTATACGTTTCTTTAATTTCCTTTTACCTTTTGGCATAACACATATCTTTAATGATTAACAATACCCAAATATACTAATATTTTTTTATCATTATATAACACACCCCTATTGAATTAACTGAATACATCAATTCCTAAAACAAACCCCGGCCCTGATCACAAATTCATACTGGATGTAAAGTAGTAGTGAATGCCAAGGGTGAGAGGACTATCATAATAAAAACAAAATACAAAACAAAAATGGAAACATACGGGGTACCAAATCGAAAACGAATCCAAAACCAAATCCAAATTCAATTCATCACAAGTTCTTCATTGTGTTTGGATTGTATTCCACAACTACTACTCAGCCTTATCGTAGTGAGAGCCTAGCGTGTGGAGAGTGTCATTCTCCTACATTTCTACTATGATTAGAAACTGTTTGGTTGTGTTGCTTCTATTCGTGTGTCACTTAGTGTGCAAAGTTATAAGAAATAAACTACAATGTCAAGTGTTTGTGTCATAGAACTGTCATAGTTTTGTCACAGTAATGTCACAGAATTGTCACAGTATTGTCATATCCTTGTGACTGTATGCTTTGTAGTACTTCTTTATTCTTTGATTATTATGACCATAGTGTAATGGGATGATTAATAATTAGGTTCGAGTTCAGAGTATGCAGACCTTAAGAAAGATGCTATTGCAGGTCGTGAGAAGATTAACTCACATTGGCTTGTATTCAACGACATCGGTTGAATAGTAGTTATACCACACAGATGTTGTCAATCAGTACTTCGATACTGATTGATTATTGTTATGATAATCGAGGTTGTTATACGCCTTAGTGTTGAGAGTGATGTCCATACTAAAGTATAAAATAGGTTTCTTGTTCCAACCTATGTAAATATTTGAACAAGTAAGATTAATTCCTCTTACTAAAAGGATTGATGAATATCTGTCACATCTAAAACAGGATAGATTGAGGTTTCGCATAACCAACACATGAAATATGCACCACTATACTCACCGAGTGGATTATTGGGGTGTTTAAATTAATCAGTACTCACGTACTGATTGAATTTTTAAAACTATAGTTATGAAAAGAGAAAAACTTATGAATGCTTGTTACTTCACAGTAATAGCTTATTTAATGCTTGTATGCATACTTATGTCATCGTGTGCTACAAGTAAATCTTATTCTGCTTCAAAACCCTGTACAGCTGTATGTCCTTTCTAAGAATAAGAAAATTCAATCAATCCTTCCAGATTNATTGAATTTTGTACTCGATTGGAGAGGATAGTCCAACACAAACCAACAAGTGCTTCGGTGCTTGTTGGTTATTCACAATTATAACCAACTTAGATATGACTACTGAAAAGATGAATAAACTACGTTTACGCATAGGAGAACTTGTGCGTAAACATAATGGTTTAAGTGCTCGTAGTTACGAGCTTAAACCAACTGCTGTTGCTTATTCAGGCAACGAAAGAAAAATAAAGTTGTTGGAAATGCGAATAATGCTACTTACGTATCATTATCACAATCATTAATAATACATAGAGTACTTCCGTACTCTATGATTATTCACTAACGAGTAATCACCTTGAAATATGAATATCTTAATAATAAGAACAGACCTTTATGATGATAACAATTCAAGGTCTTTAGACGGTACTGATAATGCTATTACGATGAATATTTACAATCTCTATCGTTCAATGGGTGTAACTGCTAATCATGTGTATGATAAGTACACTTACGTTGACTTATCTGCTCGAAGAATATACTCTAAAGACTCAATGAATGATTTACTTGAGAGTATTTTCCATAATGGTTCACGAGAAATATCTATAACATCACACGAAAGTTGGTTAGATAAAGTTGAACCTGATTGGAGAGATAATCCACGTAATCAATATTGGTAAACTAAACGATGAATAAGGTACTTCCTTGTTCATTGTTATTTTAAAACTTAGCAATATGAAAAATAAAATTGATGACTATGGTTGGTCTCCGTTTCTTCCTGCTGATGTTGTGTTAGACGTACCAAGTAAATGGTATTACGAACTTGAGGTTTATGATGCTAATCCTAAAAAAAGAAGATTTAAGCTCGTAAAAGAAATTAAACCTTGTTACATTGAAGATAAAATACACGTT